CAAATTGTTCAAGACGATTTTATGCTGTCAACAGCAGCTGATATCGTAGCCGACCCTTCTGCTCCAGATGCTTTTGTAAAAGGTATTATGGAAAACAAAGAATGGATTTTTATTGATGGAATATATGTTGAAAAGAATATAGATGAGGTTAAAACTGCAATTAAAAAAACTTCGTCAGCTAATCTTAGCGAAACAAAGTTACGTGCTTTCCAGCACTTCTTGAGTAAAATTCGCTAAATAATAAATACTACTATAGAAATATCCAGATAACAGGAGATATAAAGATGTCTATCGAAAGAAAAATCGCTGAACTTCTAAAAGAAGCAAATACGCTTCATGAGGAAAATACAGAACAAGTAGTTGAAGAAACTACAGAAGAAATTGTAGCTGAAGAAGCTGCAGAAGAAATTGTTGTTGAAGAAAAAGTTGCTCGTGAGATAACAATAGACGTCTCTGAAGACGTCGCTGCTCTTACGAATGGTGAAGACCTCTCTGAGGAATTCAAAACCAAAGCTGCTACAATCTTCGAAGCTGCAGTTATTACTCGGGTAAAATCCGAAGTAGCTAAACTGCAAGAAGAGTTTGAAATTCAACTTGAAGAACAAGTTGAAGAAATCAAAGAGGGGTTAGTTGAAAAAGTTGATGGATACCTCAACTACATAGTTGAGCAGTGGATAGAACAGAATGAAATCGCCCTTGAATCTGGTATGAAATCTGAAATTCTTGAAAGTTTTGTTCAGGGTCTTAAAGGTGTGTTTGAAGAGCATTATATCGACATCCCTGAAGAGAAGTTTGATGTATTAGGTGACATGCATGAAAAACTCCAACAACTTGAATCTAAGTTGGACGAGGCTGTTGCTAATAATGTTGAGTTAACAAACTACATCAATGAACAATCACGCATCGCTTCAGTATATGAAGCAGCGGAAGGTCTAGTTGACACTGATGCAGAAAAGTTTGTAGGTCTTGCAGAAGAACTTACTTACGAAGATGCAGAGTCTTTCAAGAAAAAATTACAGACAATTCGTGAAAATTACTTTATTAACAACAAATCAACTACATTAGTTGAATCCGTAGTTACAGATTCTCCAGTTCTTACTGAAGAATACAAAGCTGTTGATCCAATGATGAAGTCTTATTTGTCAGTTCTGAACTCCATTAAAAAATAATTAAAAAGGAATTAAAATGACTACTCGTCAAGAATTAATCGAAAAATGGTCACCGATCCTCAATCATGAGGGAGTGGCTCCAATCACAAACAGCTATCGTAAAGAAGTTACAGCTGTTCTTTTAGAAAACACAGAGCGTGCATTACGTGAAGAGCGTAACTCATTGTTCGAAGCCTCTCCTGCCAATGGTGTTGGTACTGGTATCGGCACTTTAGGTGGCGGTTCTGCTGGTGCAGGTACTGGCGTTACTGGTTTTGATCCAGTGTTGATCAGCTTGGTTCGTCGTTCTGCTCCACAAATGATCGCTTATGACATTTGCGGTGTTCAGCCAATGACACAACCTACTGGTTTGATCTTCGCAATGAAGAGCCGTTATGCAACTCAAACTGGTACTGAAGCATTGTTCAACGAAGCTGATACAGATACTGCTGGTGCTTCATCTCCTTCTCATGTTGGTAACAACCCATACGACGGTACTTATACTACTGGTGTTGGCCAAACTACTGCTGATGCTGAAGCTGGTGATCGTTTCAACGAAATGGCTTTCTCAATCGAGAAGACCAGCGTTGTTGCTAAATCTCGTCAATTGAAAGCTGAATACTCAATCGAATTAGCACAAGACTTGAAATCAGTTCATGGTCTTGACGCTGAAGGCGAATTGAGCAACATTCTTTCTACAGAAATTTTAGCTGAAATCAATCGTGAAGTTATTCGTACAATTTACAAATCTGCTAAAGCTGGTGCTCAGCAAGGTACTGCTACTGCTGGTATTTTTGACTTGGACGTTGACTCTAATGGTCGTTGGTCTGTTGAAAAATTCAAAGGACTATTATTCCAAATTGAACGTGAAGCAAATGCAATCGGTCAAGCAACTCGTCGTGGTAAAGGTAACTTCATTGTTTGCTCAAGCGACGTAGCTTCTGCATTAGCAATGGCTGGTGTTCTTGACTATGCTCCTGCATTGTCTACAAACTTAAATGTTGACGAAACATCAACAGTATTCGCTGGTGTATTGAATGGTCGTTACAAAGTATATGTTGATCCATATACTGTTGCAAACTCTTCAGCTGGTACTGGTCTACAGTTCTTCATGGCTGGCTACAAAGGCACTTCAGCTTTTGACGCTGGTGTGTTTTACTGCCCATACGTTCCACTACAGTTGGTTCGTGCTGTTGACCCAACAACTTTCCAACCTAAGATTGGTTTCAAGACTCGCTACGGCATGGTCGCAAACCCATTCACTACTTTGGATGCTGGCGCTGATGGCTTGGCTTCAGGCAACAACTACTACTATCGTAAAGTAAGGGTTAACAACTTGATGTAATCCATCGGGTTAAACCTAAACCTACGTAAGATAGGTATTTTAAAAGGGAACTTCGGTTCCCTTTTTTTCCTTTATAAATAGATACATGAGCGAAATTATTTTAATAACTGACCTAATAGATATACGTTCCAGAAAAATGAAAGAGCTGGAGTATTACAATCGTCAGATGGAAGAGTTAAGATTAAAGATGGTTTTTATTCAGCAAGAAATAAAAGTAACCAGTACAATTATAAACATGATAGAAAAAGAAACTATTATTGATATTGGTTTGCATATTAAGAAAGTTACGTAATGACAACTACTACACCAGAAAATATTAATCCATTAAATCCTAATGGTTATCGTTTCGCTATACAGAAACTACCTTTGTTAACATATTTTTCACAACAGGTAAATCTACCTGGAATTACTTTGGGTGAACCTGAGTTTGCGAACCCATTCGCTTCCGTTCCAATTCCAGGTGACAGATTAACTTATGATGCACTTACGTTAGAGTTTCTCGTTGATGAAGATATGAAAAATTATCTCGCTGTATATAATTGGCTTATTGCACTTGGTTTTCCACAAACGTATCAGCAATATATTAATTTCACCAACCAAGATGACATAAATCTATTAAATGAATTATCAACAAACTACTCTGATGGTAATTTGGAAATTTTAAATAATAATAATTTACCATCTCAGTCTGTTCATTTCGTAGATATGTTTCCAACATCTTTAGAATCTCTAACTTTCCAATCTACAAATAGTGATGTAAATTATTTGGTTGGACGAGCAACTTTCCGCTTCTCTTATTACGAGTTTGTAACTACTTGACATTTATTTGTGTTTGAGGTATAATGAGTGAAAACACTCAGGAGTTTATTATGAATATTGAACAGTTACAAGAAGAGTGGGATAACGATACCCATATAGACGACAACCATCTTGACCGAGAAGCAATCAGGACTAGTCAACTACATGGTAAGTATCTTAAACATCTAATTCAAAGCAAATTAAAATTAGCAAAAATGCGTGCGGATTATAACACATTAAGACAGGCTAAGTTTCGTTACTATCGTGGAGAGATGCCACGTGATGAATTGTCAGAACGTAATTGGGACCAGTGGCAAGGAACAAAACCTCTAAAGAATGAGATGGATGAATTCTTAACAGGCGACTCAGATCTCAACATGTCTAATATTAAAATTGAATATATTGCAACAATGGTCTTCATGCTAGAATCAATACTTGGTCAGGTTAAATCAAGAGACTGGCAAATTAGATCTGCAGTTGATTTTAAGAAGTTTATTTCTGGCGGATAATGCAGATAACAATTGAAAAAATTAATGAAGTTCATCTAAGAGTATATTCAGATCCCTCTATTGAACAAGAACTTTCAGAATTTTTTACTTATGAATTTCCAGGTGCCAGATTTACGCCACAATATAAAGCAAGACTTTGGGATGGTAAAGTCCGCATGTATGACATGTATCGCAAATCACTATATGTTGGATTGCTTCGTTATGTTCAAGAATTTGCAGAACGTAACAAATATGAAATAGAATATATCAATGACGTTGTTACTACTACTCAAATCACAACAGAGCAAGTAATGG